TTTTCTTGGGTTGTACTTACACTGATGCTACGTATGGCAAGGTGTTTAAGCAGTATTACCCCGCTTCTACTATCGCAACTGATACGATGGCGTATGTTTCTGATGATCCAGACGCTCTCTATAAAGTGGCGGTTGTCCAAGCTCTTACCAATGCCACGACTGCTACGGCAATTAGTTATTGCACGCAGGCGGCTCTTGGTACGAATTTGGTCTTGGCGAACGATGGCACGTATAATGCTGGCAGCACTACCACTGGCGACTCTAAAGTTGGGGTTTGCTCCACTGTCGGTACGACTACGACTTGGCCTGTCCGTGTCGTGGACTTCATCAAAGAGACTGCTATCGCTGGCTACCCTGCTTCGTATACCGAAGTGGTTGTTAAGTTCAACTTCGGCGTGCATCGTTACTATAACGCCACTGGCAACTCGTAAGGAGTCTGAATCATGGCAATTTCTCGCGCCCAGCTCCTTAAAGAGCTTCTTCCTGGCCTGAACGCCCTGTTTGGTCTGGAGTACGCCCAGTACGGTGAAGAGCACAAAGAGATTTTCGATATCGAAACCTCTGAGCGTTCGTTCGAAGAAGAGACCAAGCTATCCGGCTTCTCCGCCGCGCCCGTCAAGCCCGAAGGCAACGCCATCCGGTACGACAACGCTCAGGAGGCTTTCTCGGCTAGGTATAACCACGAGACTATCGCGCTTGGGTTCGCGCTTACGGAAGAAGCCATCGAGGACAACCTCTATGACTCGCTGTCGGCTCGCTATACCAAGGCTTTGGCTCGCGCCATGGCTTATACCAAGCAGACTAAGGGAGCTGCCGTTCTAAACAACGGGTTTAGTTCCAGCTATCTTGGTGGTGACGGTAAGGCTCTCTTCGCGTCGGATCATCCGCTTACTGGTGGTGGTACGAACTCCAATATTCCGCTCGCGAACGCGGACCTGAATGAGACGTCCCTTGAACTGGCGGTTGTGCAGATTGCCGGTTGGACCGATGAGCGAGGCCTGCTGCTTGCAGCTAAGCCACGTAAGCTTATTATTCCCCCGGCGACTATGTTTATCGCCACTCGCCTTCTTCAGACTGAGCTTCGTGTTTCGACCGCTGATAACGATATCAACGCGTTGAAGAACAACGGTTCTATCCCGGAAGGCTATACCGTCAATCACTTCCTGACGGATACCAATGCGTGGTTCCTAACCACGGATGTCCCCAATGGTGCGAAGATGTTTATTCGTACTCCGCTGGCGACTTCCATGGACGGAGACTTCGACACCGGAAATGTCCGGTATAAGGCCCGCGAACGTTACTCGTTCGGTTGGTCTGATCCGCTCGGCATGTATGGCTGTTCTGGTTCGTCCTAATAGATTGAAAGGGGGCTTCGGCCCCCTTTCTTTTTTCCGGTCTTGTGTTATTCCTACCTACTCTAGGATTCCTTACTCATACCGACTGACCTAGCAGACGTAGTAGAGACGGTATGAGGATGTGCTACTACACGGAGGCCCCTGATGGGCGCATCGGATTTATCCGGCCCGGTAGTTTCTACCGCTGGCTTCACTGGCGACCTTACCGGTAATATCACTGGTAATACGACCGTCAGCACCAACCTCACGGCTGGCAATATCGCGGTTACGGCTAATCTGACTGCTGCGAATGTCAACGTCACGACCAACGTGAATGCGGCGACTGGTAATTTGACCGGCGTGCTTTGGGCTAGGAGCGCAACTGCGGTCCCGGCTAACACGTCCGCAGTTGCTGGGCTTCAGATGTCGAGTTCTAACGTTGGGATTTATTTTGGGACTGGCGTTACTCCGGCTGTGGCAGCTGCTGCTGGCTCTCTTTATATCAACACTGGTGCCTCTGCGGTAAACACAAGGGTGTATGTCCAGGGTGCCGCTGGCACTGCTGGTTCATGGATTGCGCTCGTTACGGTGAGCTAACCCGCCATGGAAAAGGAAAAAAGCTATAACCTCGCTGGTAGGCGTGTGTTTATTGGCCTACCAGCTTATGACTTCAAAGTATCTCAGAAGCTTGCTGTGTCACTAGCTAAGTTCGTTAAGCTTACGGCGGAGCACGGCATCTCGGTACATATTGGGAGTGTTTGCGGATGCTCTGTCGTTTCCCGTGCGCGAAACCTTCTTGTGAAGGATTTTCTGGACACTGACTGTACCGACCTGTTCTTCATCGATGCAGATATTAATTTTGAGCCTGAAGACGTACTTCGGCTCTTGGCTCTATCTGATAGTCCTAAGAAAGGGATTGTCGCTGGAGTTCCTCGTACGCGAGACACAAGTTGTGTCTACATACCTACGATGTATCGCGATGAGAACGGCGATATCACTATGAACGGCCTGGGGATGGTTAAGGCTACGCGAGTGGCGACTGCCTTCATGTGTATCCGCAGGGAAGTTTTGGAGACCCTGGTTAACACCCACCCAGAGTGGTCCTATTACGATAATCGTACCGACCGAACGTTGAACGCCGTGTTCGACTTCAAGGTTACGGAAGAAGGCTATATGGGGGAGGACTTCCTCTTCTGTGACCGTGCTCGTGAGGCTGGTTACGAAGTCTGGATTGATCCGACGATTAAGCTCGGACATATGGGTGTACAGGAATATTTAGGAGACTTTGGTAACGATATTCTTTACCCTATGATCTCTCCGGTGCCGACAGCTGTTCCGTTCCCTAAAGTCGCTTGAAGAAAGGGTTTGTTATGAAGAAGACCAAGGGCGCTATGAAAGGCCCAGGATTTCGTAGTTCTGCGGACGGGATTGCCAGCAAGGGCAAGACCAACCCTAAGCACGTCTCTGCGGCTTTGGCCCGTGGTGGCAAGGTGAAGGGCTGCTAATCCAATGCGCCCTATTGTGGTAATAACCAGCAATGCTACGGGCGGTAACGTAGACTCGAATGTGGCTATTTTGGATCAATATGGCCGTCCTGAAGTCTCGTTGCAGGCGGTAGTTGGTGGAACTGCGACCTATACCGTGCAGCAAACGCTGGATAATCCACTTCTCACCGCCGCTGCTAACATTACGTGGTTTAGCCATCCTGATTCGACGCTTGTGAACGCTACAAGTAGTATACAGGGCAACTACGCTTATCTGCCTACGGCAGTGCGTGTCCGACAAACAGCGGGTAGTGGTAACGTTACCTTGACTGTTATGCAGGCTGGTCTGCATCCGTAATGGCGTCTGGCCTGTCCAGTAAGACGGGGCTTTCTTACGGTGCTAGCTTGTACCGACAGGTTGCGAGCCTGTGGTCGGGTACGTCTGGTCTGGTGCAGAGCTTCGGAAGTTCTGTCTCTCCTCCTGTAAATACCGTGGCTCCTGCCATTACTGGCACCATCGCCGTAGGGAGTGTGGCGACGTGCTCTACCGGGACCTGGACGAACTCCCCGAGCAGCTACAATTACAATTGGAAAGTGGCTGGCATCTCGGTCCAAAGCTCGGCTACGAACACCTACACCCCAGTGCCTACCCCAGGGTCTGGAGACGCGAATAAGGCGCTGACTTGCGTCGTTACCGCGACGAATGCGGGCGGTTCTACGGACGCTTCTCCGGCTTCGACGTCACCACGTTCTGTCATCTACTACCTTGCGACGCAGAATATCATCACAGCGATGACGGGAGCTGGTTCGACCCCGAGCACGGCTCGCCAGGACCTGATGAATACGTTCGTGGCGTCCATGAAGGTTGGTGCGCTTTCCGGGCACGATATCTGGGCTAAGATGGACCGTGTATGGTTCCCTGCCGCAGAAAGTACGACCCAAGGACAGTTTGACTGGATCACCGCCGCATCTACAATTACGGAGCCTGTTGTAGGTACGTGGACTGTAGACCGTGGATGGAAGGGTAATGGTACGACGTCCTATCTAAATACAGTTTACAATCCGTTCTCTGGAGCAACTAACTATTCCCAAAACAGTGCTTCTATAGGCATCTACGTTAACGCAAATACGGCCACAAATGGCAACTATGACTACGGCTGCACTAACGCAGCCGTATCTTTTAACGTGTCGTTGGCGTTGACGGTACGGAGTAATAAGTCTTCTACAGATACGGCTACGACGACGGCTACGAATGGGCTTGCTGGGTGGTCGCGTAGTGGGCCGTCCGCGTACGATGTTATGCGGGATACGACCGCCACAGCGGCTACGACGGCTTCCGCCGCAGTTATCAACAGCCCGTTCCTTCTTGGAACACGGAATAACATCTCTGACGGTACAGTTTCTCCTGCTGCCGGATTTACGACCCGGCAGATTGCTTTTGTCTTTGCTGGTGGGGTGTTGACGACGGGTACGAACAGCGAGTGGACTGACATGTACAACGCTGTTTCTACTTACCTAACCGCTCTCGGTGCCAACTAAGGAGCCCAACATGCGAGCTTCACGAGGTATGGGCGCTGTCCGGCCATCTAAGATGGGAACTCGGAAGACGATCCAGCGGACGGATAATCCTAACGCTGTGACCATGTTCGCCAAGGGCGGTAAGGCGAATTGGATTAGTGCTGCCATAAAGAAGAAGGGCGCGCTTCGCGCTTCACTTGGTGCTAAGAAAGGGGAGCCGATCCCGGCTGATAAGCTCGCCAAGGCAGCTAAGGCTCCTGGGAAGCTCGGACAGCGCGCTCGGTTCGCCGAGGTGCTGAGAAAGATGCGAAAGAAGTAAGCCATGGTCGCTACAGGTACGACCTCATTTAACTTGGATTTGAACAACCTCGTAGAAGAGGCGTTCGAGCGCTGCGGGGCAGAGCTGCGCACGGGTTATGATATGCGTACCGCACGCCGTAGTTTGAACCTGTTGACTATCGAGTGGTCTAACAGGGGGATTAATTTGTGGACGGTGGAGCAAGGTTCTATCCCTATGGTGCAAGGCACCATAACTTATGATTTGCCGGGAGATACGGTAGACCTACTTGACCATGTTATTCGCACAGGTACAGGCACGAACCAACAAGACCTCGCTATTTCTCGTATCAGTGGCAGCACCTACTCTACGATTCCTAATAAGAATGCTCCGGGGCGTCCAATCCAAGTGTGGATCGATAGAAGGTCAGGCGCGTCGTACCCTGACGCTGAAGTTCCTGGCAGTGTGGATATCATATACCCGAGCATCAA